ATATGGTGATAGTAAATCACTACATGATGAGGTAACAAGTGCTATGTTCTTAAAGAAGATTCAAAGTGCATCCTACCGAAATATGATATTTAAAAACATGTATGACATTACAGTTCCTGGCCCAGGCTTTATTAAGTCGGGTGGATCCGTGGGTGATAAAATACGAATCAATGTTATCAGTGATGATTTGACAGGTAATCCAGATAATGGATTGGATCAACTTAGAAGTGGTGATTTTATTGTTTACAATACAAGACACCAGTTTGGTGGTACTGCACATAACATTGCCATGACTGTGGCAAAACTTGAGAAAGGTTTGAGAGATGAATAAGTATTACGGTGACAGTACACGATGGTTTGTTGCAGATGTTATTGATGCATCTCCACCCTATGGATATGAAGGTCGTGTTCGAATAAGGATACATGGTGTACATGATCCTGCCACTCGATTCATTCCACAGAACGATCTTCCGTGGGCACAATGTCTTATTCCTACTACCGAAGGTGGTGTATCTGGTTTAGGATTCTCTCCATCATTACAAGCAGGTGCATTAGTATTCGGCATGTTTATGGATGGTAAAGAATCACAAGTCCCTGTTATAATAGGATCTATGCCAAGGACAGAGTTCCCAACACCAGTTCAAAAATCATTAGCATATGACAATCTATTAGAAAGAACAACTGCTACCCAAGATTTCTACAATCAATCTATATCTGGGGTTGACGAAGATGACTCTGCCTTGTATAATGACCTTAGAGATGAAGAACCTACAGGAAAGACAACACTTTATAGAAGAGACGTTGCAATCAAGTTCTTCCTATCTAATGGATATACAATTAAACAAGCATCCGCATTAGTCGGTGTCATCGAAACAGTCAATAGTAAGTTTGATACCACATTTGAGAATGAAGGTGGTATAGGTCTATGTGGTTGGTCTAACGTGAGATTTGCCAGACTAAAATCATTCAGTAACACATGGTGGCACTTCTCTACCCAATTATCGTTCATACTGTTTGAACTAAATAGTTCACATGTAGATGCAAACATTCGTATTCTTAATTCAGATGTTATTGATAAAAATAAAGGAAGAGCACTGGGTTCTATCATAGGAAGACACTATGCTCCAATTAAGAACGACTATGATGCAGGTGCATTAAGACTGTTCGAACTATATTCGAATAAGAAGGTATAGGATGTCATTAGATACACTTAATAGTAAATTAAAAGCAAACACCAAGTTAGATTCTTACAAAGATGATATTACTACGTCTGTGGCAAAAGTAAAAGACGTACAGGTATTAAATAATAATACGGTACTTGGAACAGATGTCGGCACTACCGTAAATGGTATTAAAAGTTTAGATAATAACAAAGATAAAATTAAGCAATCCATAACAGGAAGTAGTGCGGGTCAATTAGCACAAGTACTCCCTGGCGGTGGTGGTTTACCTAAATCAGATGCAGATGCATTCAAGGTTGGTATATCCGCAGGTGTTGCTACAGTTACAAACGTGGCACAACAAATACCCACGTTATCTTTTGATAGTGCAGGTGACACCATTGGAACGGAGTCTCTGGTTGCAGGGGCATCAATCCCCACCGTCTCTATGTCTGGAACCGATGTGGAATCTGCACTATCTTCTCTTACTGCTTCACTGACTGGTATTGTCCCACCCGTAGAACCAATCACTATTGTTGCTATTGGTGGTGCAGTACTTGATGAACTTGTAGGTGCTGTAGAAATATCTGCTGAAAGAAAAGGATCTCTATTAGGTTCGATCTCTGCCGTTGCAGGTGAAGCAACCGCACAGGCAGGTGGACTGGGTGCTGAACTCACAGCAAGTGTTGATGCTATGAAGGCAGATCTTGATAAAGCAATCGCAGATGTTAAGAGTGGATCTGCTATGACCGATATGGCAAATGCAGTATCCGCAGTAGAAGGTGTTGCAAATGATGCCGCTAATGCTGTAGCAGATGCTACAAATGCCGCCTCCAGTGCACTTGATGGTGCTGTAGGAGATGCAACAGGTGCACTAACAGCAGGACTACCCAAGGGCAAATCACCATTGGGTGGTTTGCTCGACTCGGTTGCAGGTGCAGTTGGTGATCTTGTTGGTGCAGTAGGAGCAAAAATAAAAACTGGTCTCGGTACCGCACAGGATCTATTCGAAGATTTGACTGGTTCTGTTGGTAGTGCATTACAATCAGCACTGGGTGGATTTAACCTCGATAGTAGTTTCCTGTCTACCATACTTAAAGATGTGATGGAAGGTGGTGACATCAACCTAACAAAGGCGGCAAAGTCTATTGCATTGAAGAGTGAGAATACTTCCGCAGAAATGAAAGGTATTATCAGTAAAGCAGACGGTGAAACAATTAGTGAATTTAATAAAAATGTTAAAAACCTTGCTGAAGCAAATGGAATACCTCAAGCAGAAATAGATGCCTTTGATAAAGAAATAGGTTCCATATCATCTGCATTAGATAAAGTCGATAGTACCATATCTGGATCTATCGTCTCAGAAGCAGGTGAATTCTACACAGAAGATATTGCTCTGGCAGAACTTGCTAAAAGATATAGTGGAGCAGATACAACAGAATTCCCATATATCAATTCTAAAGAAGAACTTGGTTTGGAGTTTAAGACTAATGTTAGAGCAGTATCAGAGTTAATAATTCATGCAAGTGAATCATTTACAAATGCTAATATTGGTGCAGAAGAAATTAATATAAGACATAACGAAGCAGGTCATGACGGTATTCAGTATCATTTAATTATACGAAGAAACGGTACATTACAAAGAGGAGTGCCTCTGGACACTGTAAGTACTGCCAGTGACATATTAGGTCACAGTGCTAATTGTATTGACATATGTTTAGTTGGTGGTATTAACGTTGCATCCGAAGCACAAGATCCTTTGCTCAATTTATCATCTGGTTCATTCACACAATCACAGATGAAAACATTAGAAGCAATATGTCAGTCGTTCTATCATGTAGTTCCAGGCGGACAAGTACTTGGTCATAATGATATTGACGAAGCATCAAGAGATCCGTACATGGATATTAAATCTTATGTTGAAAACAAGTTCGGGAAGAAGTCAGTATATAAAGACACGTTGACCGAACAATCTAAATCACCAAGTGAATTGGTAAGTGCGAGTGCAGTATGACAACTACAACTAAAAAACGTGACATAGGTACAGATCCTTCTATTGAAAACACAGAGGGAATACCACAGGACGGGTTCCAAGATCCTACTGGTGAGTATCCTAAACAGGAATATCACTATGGATCCTCGATTCACAAATCTGCCCGTGGACTAAAGGTAGAGAACCTTTATCTGGGTGGAGGATCTATAGGAACAGATTTAGATCTCGAAGATCAAGAACCATCTAAGTTCCCACATAACCAAGTAAAAGAAACAACCTCTGGTCATATCATTTCATATGATGATACGCCTGGCGGAGAACGTATCCTACTCAAACACCGAACAGGTGCGGGTGTAGAAGTACGTGCGGATGGATCTGTTGTTATCAGTGCGGTCAACAATAAAGTAGAAGTTACTGGTGGTGACCAGACAGTAATAGTTGAAGGTAACGGAAAATTAGTGTATAATGGTAATCTGAACCTTGAGGTTACAGGAGATTACAATGTAGATGTTGGGGGTGACTATAATGTCAACGTCAACGGAGATGTTAATAGTAACTACCGTAAGAGTAATACAACTAAGGTAGGTCTCAATACAAACTATACAACAAAAGGTTCTGCCGTATTTAAAACAGTTGAGCATGAAGCAAGAACTGTATTAGGTAACGAAGATCATGTCGTAAAGGGTTACTGGAAGAATAACATTGGTGCAGAGTGTGAGATCTTTACTGCCAATAGATTCCAAGTATCTGCCGAAGAAGAGTTTGCAATGTCTGCATTACAGGGCAACATATCTGCCACTGAGATATCAGTATTGGGTATGAAAGGTGCCATGGGTGGTGAACAGGTTGAGATGACCTCTCCAGTATACATGGGGCCGCAGGGTGCAGTACCATTTACATCTGGTGCATCTTTCTATGGTTCATTCCATGGACAAGCACTCGAAGCAATCAAATCTAAGTATGCACATAAAGCAGAGAATGCTAAGACTTCAGAGAAGGCATCTAAAGAGTCGCCTGGGCAACCAAGTGGTGGTGCACCAGACGTACCTACAAATATGGAATCACTCACACCGTTGAAACCTGTACCCATATGTGATGCAGTTGCGGGTATACTATCCGAAGGTCACTTATCAATCAGACCAATCGTGATTGATCCAAAAGATGATCTACGTAACAAGTTACTATTCAGAGATGACTACGCAGGATTATACGAGAAAGTTCCTACACTTGATGAGGTACGTTCTACAATGAGAGATCCTGCAAACAGAACAATCGCAAATGATGAGGGAACCACAGTGGTAGATCTACTCGTGACAGATGGAATATTATCTGGTGAGTGGAAAGTTCCAACACCACCTAAGACTGGTCGTGTTGCACCTGCTACAACGTCACCAAGATTTGGTTATAATGCATTGGGTAACTCAGTTGATAATAGAGGCAAAAGATTTAAATGATTATTATACCAGACCAAAAGTACAATCCAAATTTTGCAGAAACAATTACTTCGGGCACTAAACTATCGCCTGGATGTTCAATTGCTAAGTTTCTTGGATCTAAAGGAAACCCATGTAGTTTATCTACTATAGGTAAATACCAGAACGATCAAGACGCACGTAAGCAACTTTCTCGTAATCTATATCTACATGCAGAACTATTCCGAATGATCAATGGCAATCAAGATTTCTTCAAAGATGTTAGACTTGTAGTTGTAGAAGGTGTCTACAGGGGTGGGCCGTTGGAGACAGTTGCAGGTGATAACATTAAGAAACAAGATGGTCAAATGGTATCATATAGAATGATTGATGAGAACGGATCTGTTGATTTCGAAAGAACATTTGATCTCGCAGAATACTGGAAGGACTATGCTAATTTTGATAAGTTGATTTTAGAGTATGATAATTGGAATCCAGATGGATCATTAAATGCTCAAGTAACAATAGAGGTACCTACAGTACCAGAAACATTCGATATATCATATTCTAATAACGTAGAAACATTTTACAATGGTACACTTTTAAGTGCAAATGAGTTATTAGAAGTTGTAAATGATGTATAAATAGACTTATAGAATTTAGGAAACTATAATGGCACGTGCATTTTCAGTAGAAGACGGGGGACTCAATAAGACTTCAACAGTTAAGTCTTCGAGTAACCGTGAGTTTATCGATTTAGATCTTTCGTTTACAGCGAAGGGTGCGGGTGACTTATATAAAAAATCTTCGGTTGCTTCTGTAAAACAAGCATTGAGAAATATCTTGATGACTGCAAGAACCGAGAAACCTTTTAATCCATACTTTGGTGCAAACCTCAGAGATTATTTGTTTGAGTTCGCAGATGAATTAACAGAATCTCAAATGGCAATTGCGATTATAGAGAACATAAGAGCATTTGAACCAAGAGTTGATCCTATGACTATAAAGGTATACACTGATATGGAACCAGATCAAAATAGTATTTCTATCACGATTATATTTAACATACAAAACTCTGCTTCTGAAGAAGAGTTTACTACAAGACTATCAAGGTTACGATAATGGCAACAACAATTCAATCAAGTTCCTTAGATTTCGATGCAATCAAAAACAATCTAAAGACATATTTACAACAGCAGAAAGAGTTTAAAGACTACGACTTTGATGCATCTGGTCTGAATAACCTTTTAGATGTTCTTGCATATAACACGCACCTAAATGGTTTGACTGCAAACATGGCATTGAATGAGTCGTTTCTGAATACTGCTCAGTTAAGATCGAGTGTAGTATCTCACGCAGAAACTCTTGGTTATATTCCTGCCTCTAAGTCTGCTTCACAAGCAGTGATAAATATGTCGTTCAATGTTGGTACTTCACAAGCAGACGTACCAGAGAAACTACAGATCTCATCTGGATATAAATTTACTGCAAATGTAAACGATGCATCATACACATTCCAAACCCAAGAACTTATTGAAGCAATCAATGATGGTAATAACTTCTTCCAATTACAGACACTGGATGGAAG